ATGCGCGCCATTAAAGTTATCTTGTCAGTATTCGTTGTTATCTTGTTGAGCATGTTTTTAGCTCGTTTCATGATTGGTAGCGAGCTGGCTCAAGCCGGGATTGATACCCCCGTGGGTAATTCTATATACATCTTGATGAAAGATCTTTTTGGCGTAGCTGGAGGCGAGAGTGGAGAAGGATTTGTAATTGATGCGGTAATAACTACATCTCTCATTTTTGTTGTCCTGGCGTGTTGGTTGCTTTCAAAACTAAAGGCAAAAATCTGTCGGACGAAATCTTAGCTGACGTCCATAAGTGCTGTGGCGGACAATTGATTAGTTTTTCTGAGTTTGTTCTTTAATAAGCCGCTAACGAGCGGCTTTGTTATACCCAGCACATAGGATGTTCCGCGAGGGTTCTCATGTCCGAGAGGGGTTCACCAGTGGAACGCTTAGATCGTAGACATCCATCATCGCCCCGTCCCGGTGACCGCTAGCTTCCTGTTTGTCCGCCCTATTGCCCACCGTGTCGGTGATACCCCGCCGCTTGAGGTCATGCAGGCCAAAGCGTTGTTCGGCTGTGATGGTGCCGTCCTCAATGGCCGAGGTGATGAATCGTTGCCAGGCCGTATCCAAACTGGATTTACGTAAAGCACCACCGTGGCTGGCCACGATGATGTAGCGTCGATCAGGACGGATCGGAACGACCGTTGATTTGCTTGCCCACACGTTGGCCCGGTATGCCTTCGCTCCCTCCCAGGCGGCGCGCAGACGTGGCGTCCAGCGGACAATGTTGTCCCGGCTGCCCTTGCGCCGGTTGGTCATAATCCCTTCAGCCAGTTCATGGGCATCTGTCAGCGTGATGGTCTCAATGCCCCGCAAGCGACAGAGGTAACCGATCTCCATCACGTAGCTCAGGTACTCCGGACAGCCGCCTTTCTCGTTCCTGGCCAAGCGCCCGAACGCCAGTGCACGGTCGACCAGCGCTTCCATGACCAGGTGTTCCGGCAAACGCCGGCGCTTGCGCTCCACAGGCGCTTCAATTCCCTGCGCGGGATTGTTGTCGAGGTAGCCCCGGTTGCGACCCCACTGCAGCACCCGGCGCAGGTATCGCAGGACATGCGCCGCTTTGGAAGGCGTACCTTCGTCGGCCAAGCGATCGACAATCCGCTGGATCAATGCTGCGGTGAATTTCTTCACCAGTAGATCCCCCAACGGCTTGCCCAGCCTGGTCGGGATACCCAGCAGGACGTCCCGTGAATAGCAGTAATCGCTGTGAGTCTTGAGGCTGAGTTTCTTGTAACGATCGCTCAAGTGAAACTGCGTGCAGACGTAACGCAATGTGCCTTTATCGACCCCCGAGGTTTGCTCCATGATCTGGTGCAACTCGGCCAGGCTCACGTCAGCGGGTGCCACATTGCGCCGGCGCTGTTTGCCGGTTTCGTCGTAATGCAGCGTGTACCAGACGCCGGCATTGCGATGATCAAAATAGATGGCCGCTGGAAGAGCGGCCTGGTCGATGTGCGGGGGGATGTGCGGATTGTGCTTCCGCCTACGAGCTTTCCTCATAGAATATCGGTGCCATAACTCTCTGAGGTTACAGGCTCTATGCCCGCAGCGTGGTGGATGAGGTCCAACGTCGTCCACGGACCAGTGCGCCCCCGGAACATGCGGATCCCCTGAGTGATCAGCGAGCGTTCGACGTCGGAGCGGCGTTGGTAGCCGGTGATGCGCTGCAGGTCCTCAAAAGTGAGAACGTTGCTTGTTTGGGAGTTCATGATTGCTCTCTATCTCAAGCAGCAATCAGGGCAGTGTAACGTCCCGCCCTGATGCTCAAAGCCAGAACCTGACGGCTCAATTACTGGGGGAGGGGATGTCGAGAATGCTGGCCAGAACGCGCATGTCGTTGGCGCTCAGATCACCTTCGGTCGTGGCCTGTGTGGCCAGGTTTTCAAGTCGCCCGCGAGCGTGCGGAGTCTTGTGCACCTGGTAACTGATCAATGCTGCGCCGATCAGGGCGATAGTCAGCAGGTTTTGGGATGGTGTGCTAGCCTTTGGATCGCTGCTGCTTGGGTGTTCCGTCTTCATCACCGTACTCCTAGTAGTGGTTGGTACTGGGGAGCTGCAACTCCTCAGTACCGTTCTTTTGCTGACATCGTTGGCGTCAGTTTCTTATGGCTGCAGTCCTGCCCTGCGCACCAGGTGAATCACCAAGTATTCCAGATCGACCAGATCTTCCGTCTCTGATTGCCATTCCAGCACCGCCTGGATCTGATCCCGGCTGCATTCCAGTACTAAAAGCTCCTGCTTTGTGGCGCTCCGAACTTCCAGAATCTCTACCAGGCCAGCAGCGCTGTATACCTCGGCATGTACCAGTTGGTTTGCTTCGCCGATCCAATCGTGCAGTTCTTTCAAATGCTTGAGCTGCTTCGTAGCGCCTTGCCAACCTTCGCCCGTGATGACTTGAATGTGCATATGTGTTCCTCCTCTTGGTAGTGATCAAGCGGCCTGAAAAATCCAGCACCGCACGGTTTTCGGCTTATCGGCGGCGTCGATATCCCAGGACGAACACACGTTGCGGTTTGTCTCGATGAACTTCGGGCACTTGCTGGTTTTTAGGTGACGTTTGAGTTCGGCCAGATCCGGGACCTTCTGCCGCTTGTTCGCCGCAGCTTCGGCAAAGTCGTTCAGGTTCACTGCAATCAGCCCCTCATTACGAGAGTGGTTCAACGCACCAGCGTGGCTGTTCAGGTACTCGTAAAGCTCCCAGAACTCAACGACCATCGGGTGATCAGCGTTGATTGCCAGTTGTCGCTCTTTGGCCATGCTTTGAACCTCCGCATGGGCTGCGTCAACCTGGTGTTGCTGCAGTGGCACGACATGTACCAGGGCGTCGACCAGCGCATGCAACTGGGCGTGGTTCTTGGCAATACGCACCGTGCGGATCTCGGGCAACTGCAGCAGCCGCTGTTCATAGAGCGGCACACTCGCTTTCATGGTCTGCATCACTTGCGCTTCCCGGGTTGTTGCCATCAACAGAAAGCCACTCACCTTGTCGACTGGCATCTGCTCGAGCTCTTCCACCAGCAGTTTGGTTTTGGCTGTCTGGCCGTCCTTTGTCATGCCGACGTGTGCTATCCGCTGCAGGATGGGCTCCGAGGCGTTCACAGCATGGTTTTGGGCGAACACAAAAGCACCGCGGAACGGCGGTTCCCGCGTGTCGTTGCCATTGTTCTTGACCCCGGTCGACCGGACGCTACGGCCGTTGTAAGCGGTTTTCAGCTCGTCCCAGTCGTACTGCTTGGTCGCGCTGCCGTCGGTCTTTTCCCGTTCGGATTCGATCAGCACTACCGGTAGGTTGCCAACCTGGGCGAAGTTACGGGCGCGGGCGACCGGTGTGCCCTTGGACGGGTCAAAGCCTTCGTAGTCGAGGCGACCAAGCAGCTTCCACAGAAACTCGATCAGCGTGGACTTACCCGCACCGGCTTCGCCGACCACCTCAAGAAACAGATAGCTCTTCTGGTGTTGCCGGATCTGCTCCGCGAACAATGCTCCAAGCCAGTACGCCAGAACGACGATTCCTTTGGCCCCAAAGCACTGCCACAGAATCTCGAGCCAGCGCGTTGTGAACTTGTTCAGGTCGGTGTTGATGTTCAGCGTGACGGACTGACTGAGCGTTTTAATGCTCAGTTTCTCCATGTCGAAAAAGTCTTCCTCGTTCAGTTTGTAAACCTTGCCGTCGCGCACGGCCACGTCGCCGTAAACGTAGGCACCGTGTTCGCGGGTGTAGCCGGTGAAGTCGATCGTCTGCACGGTCTTGAGCGCATTTGTCTGCTCTTCAATGAACGCGTCCAGTTGCTGCGTGGTGCCGGTGAACATCCCGCCGGGCGCGATCCCGAGCAGTCGTTTCTTGAACTCGGCGGACGATGCGATCTGCGAGCTGGTAAAGGTGTTCTTGATCGGCTCGGCGTCGTGGGCAAACGTAATCCGGAAGTAATACCAAGACTCGTCGGTAAGCTTGTTCTCCTGGTAGTACAGGGCCTTGGGGTTGCAAGTGGCAATCCGCTGAATCGCGCCGCACTGCTGCATGGCCTTGGCCCGACGCTGCTTGTCGTTCAGTAACTGATCGTCCTGATGCTCGCTGTCCTCGAGGTCTTGCATGGCCCGGTTGAATTTCTCCAGGTCGAGCTTGAACCAGTAGAGGCGGTTACCAAACTCAAGGTGGAATTCACTACGGCGTTTCCAGTCGAAAAGCACCAACGCCTTTTCCGTTGCGTTGTCGGCGATCAAGAGGGCACCGTGGTGCCTGGCAACGGTCAGGTCCTTCTGGGTCTGCTCGGTCCGTTTGTCATCCTCGTCTATGGCCCACCAACGCTGATGCAGATCGTTCCAGTCGACCTTGCGACCATCACGCTGGGGGATCTGGGCCGCCTCGCAGACAAAGCCCAGTTCTCGCGCCTGGCGAACCCAGCGCTTGGTGTACGCGTGTGCGCCTGGCTCGTTGTCCAATGCCCACACCAGCTTCGGTAATTTGCCTTCGCGGTCTTTGGCGAGGCGCTTCAATGACTCGTCAGGAAATGCATTGGACGACATAGCAGATACTGCTGCCACGCCGTGATGCACCAGCGCGATGGCATCAAAGATCCCTTCGACAATCCACAGCTCTTTGACGTCCAGCAGCTCGACACTCGGAGGGCACCACCACACACCTTTGTAGCTTTCGCCTGGTTTGAAGCGCGCCTTCATTTTCCCGAATCGGGCAGGACGATCAATCAACCGCTCCCAGTAGCCACCTTTCTCTAGTGCGAAACGCACTGTGGCGCTGCCAGCATCATGTTGTGACGAGAAGAAAGTGTCTTGGGTGAACCAGCCGGTTATCAGCGACATGTCGAAGCTGCGGGCAAATTCCATGTAGGCGCGAGCTGTTGCGGTAGGGGCGTTATCGGTCGCGGGTGCGCGCTTGCTCCAATCCTCAAACAGGTCGTCGTAAATCTCTTTCACGTGCAGCGTGTGACCACACTTCTCCTGCCGGCCGCAAATCAACTGCCACGGGCTGTCAAAGCGTGTGTATAGCTCCTTTTTGTTGCACTTTGGGCAGGTGCCGCCGCGCATATAGTTGGTTGATTTGCGGAGCTTCAATCCGTAGTCGGACTGAATGCGCTGCAGAACGTTGTGGCGTAGATCGTCTCTCATGAATGCTTCACTGCTTTGAGGCTTTGGCTCAGGGCTGCCATAAGGCGTTTTTGCGCTGCCATAACAGGGACGTGGGCGAGAATTGCGCCATGGCGTTGGCCGTCCGCTACAAAGCGGTATTGGTCGTCGTACCAGTATTCATTGAGCCTCAGGCGATACTGTTCACGCAGTGCTTCAAGCAGTGCTTGAGCCTCTGCCTGGGGCAATTGAGCGGTGACGATCACGGCGTTGGCCATCGTTAAACCTCGAATTTAGGCGCAGCTCACCCATACCCACTGGAGTGGGGCAGGCAATGTTTGGGGGTGTTTAAGTGGCGGGGGAGACGGGTTTGCCGTGGCCGGCAGCGATCAGGTGTTCATAGATCAGATGAACAGGTACAGACCAAGCGAGTCCTCGAATGGGATCACTGATCACTACTGTCATTTCTGCGCTTGCCTGAAGGTCTATACGCTGGCGACCGATGACTGCCAGAACGTTGCTGTAGGCCTGGTGCACCAGATGGTTTGCAAAAGACTCTTTGACCTCAAAGCTTTCGACCAGGTGATCGGTCGTTCGACTGAGCAGTTGGCCCAGATCGCCCAAGTGCTCGCCCTGATGGCGCTCGATAAATGCCTGAGCTGCAGCGCGGATGGTCTCTTGATAATCCATATCAGCTGATACGTTGTTCATTTTTCAGTCCCTGATTTAGCGCGGTACAGATCGATAGCTGCCAACACTTCCGCATGACGTGCAGCCATGTGCAGGTTGTGTGCATTGAGAATGTGCTCGGCCTCGGCTGCGCTAATGCAGCCGTCGGCAAGAGCCTTAGAGATCTCCTGGTCGACGCAACCACGCTTTGCTGCCGCTTGAATGGAAAGGGCATACATCTCGACGTTGTCCAGCGAATCAGGATCAGCCACCGGAACGAAAAGACCTCCATACATGGACGCCACGTAGTTAGCCAAATACTGGGTACCGGCTTCTTGCTCCAGTTGGAACAGCTGCGCGTCACTGAGTGGCCTACTGTTGTTGTTCTCGTAAGCGTGGTTATCAAACTTTTTCAAGGCAAGACCGATCCGAGCAGCTGCGCACTCCCGTCCACCTGGATAACTGCAGATGATCGCGCTGACTACTTCGCGGCGTGTCTTTAGAAATGGGCTTTTCATGTTCTGCTTTTCCCTGCTGATCTGCGCTATTACTGTGCGATCACACCGTCTTTGATACCCAGCAACACCGCGGCGCGATGTGCCTCCCCTCGGCGACCTTTGATCCTTCCATTCAAAAGGTCGCTGACCAAATTTTTGTTCAAGCCATGTTGTCGGCTGAATTCCGCAATGCTGACCCCCTTGTGATCGAGAGCTGCTCGGGCTTGCTCGGGCGTAACGGTGGCGGGCATGATGTGCACTCTGTTTGTTCGTGGTCGTTTCTGTTGGTCTGTGGTGATTCTTGGTCAAATAATTGATCAATTCAAGCGTGGTGAATAAAAATATGCACATTGCTGACGGAGTAGGTGAGCGTCTTAAGGAAGAGCGCGAGCGCTTGGGCTTGAGTCAAACCGAGTTTGGAACGAGACTCCGAGTTAGTCGTGGAACTCAGAAAAATTATGAGCTTGGTGCGAATTCATTGGACCTCCGTTACGTCGCGGCCCTCGTGGATCAAGGCATTGACGCCGGATATGTACTCACCGGGCATCGCTCTCCTGCTCCTGGACAGGGGTTGAAGCCGGACGAAGCGGAGCTGGTAGATCAATATAGGAGATTGCCTGTAGATGATCAGAAAACTGTACGTCGAATTGTGAAGTCTATGGCAGCAGAAGCCGCCGAGGCTTCGAAGTAAAATTTATCGATTCCTGAATCGAGCTATTTTCAGTCGTCTGCGTATCCTCAACAGGCTCCGTACCGTCGCCTCCAAATGTATTTAATGGAGCGTAAGTATGTTGGATCGCAGTAATCTCCAGTTCCTTAGTGGTGAATGGTCAAGCTTTCATCGGCTTGAACTCACAGAGTTAGAGAAGGATTTAATCAAGCTTTACCGTCAGATGTCTGAGAGCGAGCAAAAGCAAATTCGTCGCATCGCTGGTTACCTGGCCAAGCCAGCTGAGAGTGAATAATTATCTTGTGGGCGATTGAATCACGCCTGCACCGCCTATCGCCGACTCCTCTGGTCGGCGATTCATTCAAGCCACTGCCTGCCGCCCTAGTTGCTCAAACAACTCCTTCTGCTTGTCAGGTGCAAGATCCCTTAGCCGATCAAATAGCATCACGTCCAACTGCTGCCCGGACGGCCTGAGCGTATGCGAAAACGTCAGGTTGGCCACCCATGTATGGCCGCAGCTGGCGTCTAGGCATTGGCAGTACAACTTCACATACGCCCTCGTCACTTCCTCCCGTGAGCTGATTCGTCCCTTGTGCCCGCATGTTGTGCAATAAATCCGCATGTTCCCTCCCCAGGGCCATCCTATGGCTACTATTTTGCCATATCTGCAATGGCATTATCTGTGCTTTCGGTCATATCAAGCCGTTACAGATGTATCCAGCAGCGGTTTCCAGGCGAACCGTCTGTCCTCTCGCAAAGTCGCATTAGCCTGGTCAAACAGCTGACAGATCGGCCTGATCTCATTGCTGGTGTAAACGCGATCGATCTTCTCGATGTCACCGAATCCGCCGGTGTTCTCCGGGATGATTCCGGCCAGTGCCGGGTTCATGCGCCAGGCCGCGATCACGTCATTGCGCGTGATGTTCTTCACCTTCTCCAGTTCGTCCTTGGCCTGGAAGTCGCCCACCGGGATGATCTGAATGGCCTTCTCGGAGCCGCCTGGAATGTTGACGAACATCGATCGGAAGTTGCCCACGCCTTTGCTGGCCGTGATCTGGGCACGCAACTCCTCTTCGTCCTCCTCGGTCAGGTTCGGGTCGTTGGTGTAGAAGATGTATCCCGCGTGCGCGCCGTTGCTGTAGTAGCGCCGGCGAAACAGCGTCGCGGCTTCGTTGAGCAGCAGCGCCTGCAGGCCGCCCAGGTACTCAGGCACGCCATAAATGTTCTGCTCTACGTCGTAGTTGAGGACGTGCTCGATCTCGTCGGCGTCGAACTCCGTTTCCCGCCCGTTCTGCTCCAGCTGGATGAACCCACCGTCTACCTTGACCCGCATGTTGATGGCCGGCAGGTGTCGCAGCTCCAGAATCTGGCCCAGCAGGTTAGGCACCCGATAGAAGTACGCTTCGCCAAACACCATGAAGTCCAGCGCAGCCCTACCTATTTCGGCCACTGACAGGCCGGCTGAAGGCATGAACTCCCGCAGCAGCAGATTGCGCTTGAACCCTGGTATGGCGCCGTGGTGCGCGTTGGCCTTGAGCAGCTTGGCCAGGCCCCTGCGCGAAACCGGCGGCGTGTAAATGCGGCCGTCGTCGCTGGCGAACACGCCCAGGTACTGCGCGATGTTGTCGGTCAGCACGGATTCCGGAGCACCGAACGTGAATGCACGCATGGGCCGTTGCGCCGGTTTTTCCTGCTGCAGGGTTTTGGGTTTTGCCATGGGAAGTTGATCCAGTGAGTGCGTAGCGACTGCGCCGCTTTTTGTCCGTGTTGAGGGGTTCGTACTGCAGGGCGTGCATGACCGCCCAGGCCACGTCCGCGTGACCGGTCGCGTCGGTTCGCGACGCGCTGTAGGTCACCTGGCCGCTGGCGGTTGTGCCGCGCTTGATTGTCAGGAAGGCCTGGGCGATATCGTTCCAGCCGGCGTCCCATTCGATGCGGCTGCCCTGGATGGTGTCCTGCGCCTTGAGTACCAATAGGTTCTTGGTTTCCAGGCTGTAGTGGATCGAGGTCGCACGCGGGTAGAAGTCGCGCACCAGGTCGAAGACGCCATAGCCGATGCCGGTCGTGTCGATCCCGATGTGCTGAACGTTGAAGCGCTCGGTCAGCTTCTTGACCTGCTCGGCCTGGTACTTGAATGACTGACCACGCCAGCTGTGCTTCTCCAGGATCCGGAACTTGCCGCCGTTCTCCAGCGGCGGTGCGATGACCACGCACGTCGCGTCGTCGCGTGTCCGGCTCGGGTCGTAACCGATCCAGACCGGGCTGTTGCCATACGGGCGCGGATCGTCTGGGTCGAAGTCGGCCCACAAAGACAGGTCCGAATAGCAGCGCTCCAGATCTGCCAGGGAAAACGCGCTCTGGCTGCTGTCGATGAATTTGCACATGAACAGCTGCTGGAACTTGTCATCGTCGTACTCCAGCTGCAGCTGCTCAAGGTCGAACAGATCGCAGCCGCCGGCGATGGCGTCCAGGATGGTGATGACCTTGCGCCACTGACCGTCCGGACATAGCGCGCCGGCAGAGATCTGTTTGTCGCTCGGCCAGGGATCTTTGGCCGCCTTGCGTTTGCTGTTGCGGAATTTCTCACCCTGCCAGAACGGGTACGCCTGATGCGATACGGCGCTAGGCGTGGAGAAATAGGTTTTGCGCCACTTCTTATGGGTCGCCATGGCGCTGGCCACGGTGTTCAGTTTCTCGAAGTCGCGGATCCAGAAATATTCGTCGACATACACATGACCATGGTGACCCTGCGCAGTGCTGCTGTTGGTACTGAGAAAGCGCAGCTCGGCCCAGGGCTTGCCGTCCTTGCTGAGTACGATCGGGTTGCCGGTCAGCTCCAGGCCAAACCACGCTTGGGCGAAGGCGATAATGTAGCTGCGGAAAATCTCGGACTGTGCGCGGCTGGCCGACAGGAACACCTGGTTATCGCCGGTCAGCACCGCGTCCATGAAGGCTTCGCCGGCGAAGTAGTAGGTCAGGCCCACCTGGCGGCTTTTGAGGATGTTCCGGATCCTGGCGGTCAGCGGGTTCTGTTTCGCGGCGAACAGCTCTTTCTGGTAGCCGTACATTTTGCTGATGAACTTGTCGAGAAAGTCCACTTCGCGCAGCTCGCTGACGTCGTTCTTGACCTTCTTTTCCCGCTTCTTACCATCGCGCTTGCCACGCTCCCGACGCTCACCGCGTTGATCATCGCGGCGATGGCCATCGTCGCCCTGGTCATCACGAACCGGCGCAACCACCGGCTTTACACACTGCTTAACCAGGCGTTCGCGAACGGTCGTCAACCGGTCCAGTTCGTCCAGCTCGCCCTTGGTCAGCGAGTCGGCTTTCTCCAGAAGCAAGGTGATACGCCGGCTGACGGCGGTCAGCGGTTCTTCATCCGTCAGCATGTCTTCCCAGCCACCAACGCGGATCCAGTGGTACACGATCCGGATGTTGGGCAGGTTCAGCTGCGCCTGAATTTCCTTGGCCTTGTGACGGCGTAGAAACAGGCGTTTGGCGGCTTCTTTGACTTCGGTTGAGTAGTACATGGGCCGCAGTCTATGCGGCGAAAACGCGGAAAACGTGCAGTTAAAATCCGTGTTTCTCCTATAAATCAAATATAGGAGAAGCGCGAAAGTAAACCGTTTGTTGGAGGCGTTGCGGCTCCCTATCTTGGGGCCTCAACTTACCGATGAGCGCAGTTCTTCCCATGCCCCGTTCCCTTGTCAGCTTCTGGAAACGCGTCGCCACCAGCGGTCCTACTGTCGATGGTCGCGTCATCACGCCCCAGGAACTGCGCGACATCGCCGAGACTTACAGCACTACTACTTACACGGCCACCATCTGGTCCGAACATGACCGCTGGCCAGGCTCCTACGGCACCGTGTTTGCCGTGCGCCTGATCGAAGACGTCGAGGGTCTGGCCCCCGGCCAAGTCGCGCTGGAAGCGCAGTTGAAGCCCAACCAAAAGCTGCTGTGGCTCAACGACCAAGGCGAAAAGCTCTTCACCAGCATCGAGATCATGCCCGACTTCGCTGGCACCGGCAGGGCGTACCTGACCGGCCTGGCCGTCACCGACGAACCAGCGAGCCTCGGCACTCAGGAACTCTACTTTTCCCGAAAGACCGGCAAGCCCGTGCATTACGCGGCAGCCGTCCCGCTGGGTTCGATCGGTGAAGACGAACCGCAGGGCGAGGTGGCCAAGCTGTTCAGCATGTTCACCGGCCTGTTCAAGCGCTTTGGCATCGAAGAGGTGCCAGCCGAAACCACCCCGCAAACCCCTACCGAGAGCAAACCACCAATGGATGAAGCTACAGCCAAAGCGCTGCAGGCCTTGATCGAACAGCAAATGATCGTCACTGCCGGCATTCAGGCGCTGATTGACAGTTTCGCAGAGGCACCGCCGGCACCCGACCAGGCCCCGATCGACGACGTACAGACGGCGGTCGATGACATTGTGGCCACCGCCGAAGACGAAAAGCAGTTGAGCCGCAAGGGCTCGTCCAACGCTGCAGTGCTGGCCGGCATGAACAAGCTGCAGGCGCAATTCAGCGCGTTGCTGGACAAGCCGGAAGGCCGCCACCTGTCACGCACCACTGGTGCCGCTGACCCTAAACCGAAGCGGGTACTCTGACATGGCCCAGTCACTGAGCGCATACGGCGCGAAGATGTTTGCGGCCTTGCAGGTTTCCCTGGCTGAGTCTTACGGTGTCGAGTTGGCCAGCAAGACGTTCAGCGTCGAGCCATCGATTGCCCAGGAACTCAACGAGGCGATCACCCACAAGTCCGATTTCCTGCAGCGCATCAACGTCATCGGCGTGACCGAGATCAAAGGTCAAAAGGTGTTCCTGGGCGTGTCAGGTCCTGTGACCGGTCGCACTAACACCAAGACCACCGATCGTGAAGCCAAGGATGCATCGGCGCTTGATGACAGCACCTACGAGCTGTTCTCCACCGAATCCGACGTCAGCCTTCCTTACGCCAAGATCGACGCCTGGGCCAAGTTCCCGGACTTCCAGCAGCGTTACTCCGCAGCGGTGCAGAAGCAGATCGCACTCGACCGTCTGATGATCGGCTTCCACGGCATCAAAGCGGCTGCGCAGACCAATCTCACTGAATTTCCGATGCTGCAGGATGTGAACAAGGGTTGGCTGCAGATCGCTCGTGAGCAGATCCCTGAACAGGTTCTGAGCCAAGGCCTGGAAGCGGGCAAGGTCAGGATGGGCGAAGGTGGCGACTACGCCAACCTGGACGCTCTGGTGCATGACACCAAGCAGATGGTCGACGAGCGCGTTCGCGATGGCGGCGACCTGATCGCAATCATTGGCAGTGACCTGCTGGCAGCCGACAAGGCCAAGCTGTACGCCAAGCAAGGCGACGTGCCGACCGAGAAAGAACGCATCGAAGACGCTCAGGTCATCGCGACCTACGGCGGTCTGCCAAGCTTCAGCGTGCCGTTCTTCCCGGTCAACGCCGTTGTGGTCACCAGCTTCGACAACCTGTCGATCTACTTCCAGGACTCCAGCTGGCGCAAGCAGACCGTTGATAACCCGAAGCGCTCCCGCGTCGAGGATTACAACAGCCGTAACGAAGGTTATGTGATCGAGCAGTTGGAAAAGTTCGCCATGACTGAAAACGTCGAATTGGTGAAAGCATGAGCCTGGCACTGGCGCACAAACGCCGCTTGATTGCAGAAGGCCCAGCGGCTGCTGTCGCCGGTGCACAGATGGCTTATTCGGCTGACACCGCGCTGTCAAGCCCTGCCAATGCACGCAAGCATTTGAAGCTGATGGAAGACGCCTTGGCGGGTGATCTGGAGCGCATCAGCGCGATCAACAGCCGCGAGCAGCGCCAGCTGCTCAAGCGTGACGAGCTGCTGCCCAAGTACCTGGATTACGTACAGCGCTACCGCGATTCGGAATTGAATTTCCAGAACTCGGTGCTGGTGTATGTCCTGATCTGGCTGTTCGACACCGAGCAGTTCACCCAGGGCCTGGAGCTGGCCGACTTCGCCATATCCCAGGGCCAAGCGCTGCCGGAGCGCTTCAACCGCGACATTCCGACTTTCGTTGCAGACGAGGTGATCGATTGGGCCGAGGCGGAATTCAAGGCCAGGCGCAGCCCTGAGCCCTACGTTTCCAATCTGTTGCCCCGTGTCGACGGTGAATGGCAGCTGTTCGAGCGCATACCGGCTCGCTACCACAAGTTGTTGGGAATGATCGCGCTGCATCGCAAGGACTGGCCTGCGGCTATCCACCACTTCGAACGGGCCGAACAACTCTACGAAAGCATCGGAGTAGGGACGCGCCTGGCTGATTGCCGCAAGGCGCTGGCCAAAGCACAAGCCAACGAAAACGCCGGCAACGGCAACGAATAACCGACTACCCCCCCCGGCGAGAAACTGTGGATGTGAGCCAACCATTTTATGGTCCTGACCCACTGAAACAGTTTTCCCGCCCCTAATACAGAAGCCCTGCACTGGGCGTGGCTTTGAGAGGCTCTGATGTTTAACGGATCACTGCGAAAGTACATCTATCGTCACTTTCCCATGAGGGAAAGTCGCGGTGATCTCCAGATTACTGCCGCCCAGTACATGCACACACTCTTTCAGGACGGCAAGGTAACTGTCCGTAATTTTCAGAGCATCTGCGACCGTGTCCGGCCGGATGCTCTGGGTTTCAAGCCACATAATCGCCATGGCGTGAGCTTGAACAATCTCATTACTGTGGGCCGTAACTGCCTGGCGGTTTTCATGCCATGCCTTCAGGATTTCAGTTCGTTCAGTTTCGTTGGCCATTTTCACCGTTCCTCTACTGCATCTAGAGGAAGTGTATGAGCTTTTCCGGGAAACCCACCACCTTTGTGGAACAGGCGATCGAGAACGACGGCTTTTGGCCTGACCTCTCTGTGAACGAGTTCCAGAAGGGTTACCGCCTGCCAGCGGAGTACCTGGTAGAGATGCTAGCCGCCGATCTGAACATGGCTATGGTCGAGGTCAATACCGACCTGGCCAAGTTAAAAGCGCGCTGGCAGGGCGCTGGCGTGTCCAACGTTGAATCCGCAGACACCACCATCCTGCCAGAGCGTACCTTTCAAGCGGCGACCTATAAGCGCGCCGTCTACAGCCGCGCCAAAGCCAGCCTGCTGACTCAGTTCGCCACGGTCAACCGCCGCGAGAGCGCCGAAAACGTAGGCAAGGAATTGCCAGAGCGGTCCGAAACCTTTCTCGCTTTCAGCCAGGCCGCCGTGCGGTCGCTGCAGGGCCGTGGCCGCATCACGGCGGCGCTGCTGTGATCAAGCTCAAGGCGTTGACCGCCTACCTGCTCGAACGCCAATTGGTTGCCCCTGAGCAGCTCGACAGCTGGACCGACCAGGTGCAGGTGGATCTGATCTGGAAACCTGACACCCAAGGCATGCACATGGGTGACATGAATTACGGCGCGACGATCTCAATCGAGCGGTTCGCGGATCACCCGGCACGCCTATTCGCCTTGGTTGGCAGTTGGCTGGAAACCCACGACCAGGACCGCGACGGTCTGCCGAACGTGGTTTTCGATGTGGTCATGCTCGACAACGACCTGGCCGACGTCGACATCAAGCTGCAGTTCACCGAGGCGCAGTACCTGGCCGAGGATCCTTCCGGCGAGATCGAGGCCTTTGGCAGTACCTGGTCGTTCGTACCGTTCGAACTGTGGGTGGCTGAGAGCGGCGAGGTGACCGGTCATGGCCTTTGATCTGGACATTCGCGGCATGCTCGAAGCCCAGGACCTGCTGGCTTTGATGGAACTGCCGACGCCCAAGCGCAGACGTCTGTTGAACAACGTTGCCAAGCGCGTGCGCAGTCTGAGCCGGCAGCGGATCCGCAACCAGCAGAACCTGAATGGAACCCCGTTCGCAGCCCGCAAGGACACGTCCAAGGGCAAAAAGAAGATGGAAGCGGGGCTGGGCAAGCTGCTCGAAGTCACCCGACTGTCCGGCACCGAAGCCGAGCTGGGCTGGCGGAACACGCTGACCCGTTGGGTTGCCTCGCAGCAGCACAACGGCGTGTCCGAACGGCGCACCGCCGCGCAGATGCGCCAGTGGAACAAGGTTCCTCCGGGCACCGCCGCTACCGAAAAACAGGCAAAGACCCTGCGCCGTCTCGGTTTCAAGACCCGGCAAGAAGGCAAAAAGACCCTGACCCGCCCATCCGTGGCGTGGATACAGCAACACCTGAACTACGCCCGGGCGGGATTGCTGATCCGCATCCTGGACGACGAACGAGCCGAATCCACCGGTGCGCAAAGCTGGGACATCAAGCTGCCTGCGCGTCAGTTCCTCGGTGCCAGCGACAGCGAAACCAGCCAACTGGTGAACCTGGTGCTGCAACAAATCCTTAATTCACCCCGCTAACGAGGCACCGCTTTATGGCACTCGGCAAAGTCAGCGTTAACAATCTCAACCTCGGCCAGGGTGCCGTGAGCGAGATCGAACGCTATTTCCTGTTCATCGGTCCCGCTGCCAAGAACGTCGGCAAGCTGGTCCCGTTGGACACCCAAAGTGATCTGGACGTCCAGCTGGGCGTTGCGGACAGCGACCTGAAAACCCAGATCCTGGCGGCGCGCAGCAACGGCGGCGATCGCTGGGCCTGCATCGCCGCTCCGATCGCGGGCGAAACCACCTGGCAACAGGCGCTTGAGAGCGCCATCCGCAGTTATTCCTTCGAAGCGGTGGTGATCGTCAATCCGGTGACCTCTCAGGCCGAGCTTTCAGCGATGCACGTTGCAGCCAATGACCTGAGCAACAAGCTGGGCCGCCGCGTCTTCGTGCTCGCCGCGACTGCCGGCATTGCTCCGCAGTTGAGTTGGAGCGCTTACGTTGTCGAGCAGAAAGCCATCGTCGGCGGCCTGGCTGCGCCTCGGGTTCTGCCGGTACCGCAACTGCACGGCAATAACCTGGGCGTGCTGGCCGGTCGACTGGCCAATGCCGCAGTGAGCATTGCCGACACTCCGATGCGCGTTGCCACTGGCGCGGTCCTGGGCCTGGGCGCTGAACCCAAAGACATGGACGGCATCCCGCTGAGCACCGCGGTGCTTTCGCAGCTCGACGCAGCGCGTTTGTCTGTGCCGCAGACGTATCCGGACTATCCGGGCACCTATTGGGGCGACGGCAACGTGCTGGACACCCCCGGCAGTGACTTCCAGGTGATCGAGAACCTGCGTGTCGTGGACAAGGCAGCCCGCCGCGTGCGCGCTCTGCTGATCCGCTACGTGGGCGATCGGACCCTGAACAGTTCGGCCAACAGCATGGCGACCACTACGTCCAAGCTGATGGCCCCGCTGCGCGCGATGGCCAAGTCCACCAAATTCGCCGGCCAGGTATTCCCGGGCGAGATTGAGCAGCCCAAGGACGGCGACATCGTGCTGACCTGGACGAGCAAAACCTCTGTCGTGGCCTACCTCAAGCTGCGCCCCCTCAACTGCCCGAAAGACCTGACCGCGAACATCGCGCTGGACCTTTCCGTTACGGATTCGGAGTAACTCATGGCCGCAAAAATTGGCGGTAAGAACTTCGACGTGAACCTGGGCGATCTGCTCGTTCACGTCGAGGCCGGCACCATCGACATCACGGACAACAGCACCGTGGCCCAGACCAAGGGTGTGCCCAATGGTCACGTCGACGGCGATGTCGCTGCAGCTGGCGAACTGGAGCTGGACACCACCAACTTCAATCTGCTGATCGAGCAGGCCAAGACTGCGGGCAGTTTCCGCGAGCTGGAGCCGTTCGACATCGTGTTCTTCGCCAAGGCCGGCGAAGAGGAACTGCGCATCGAGGCCTTCGGCTGCAAGGTCCGCGTGTCCAGCCTGCTGAGCATCGATCCCAAGGGCGGGGCGAAGAACACCCACAAGGTGCCATTCGACGTCACCAGTCCGGATTTCATCAAGATCAACGGCGTGCCGTACCTGGCTGCTGCTGAAATCGAGGGCCTGACGTAATGGTCTGCCCGTTCGATCGTGCGCAGGCTCTGGAGCAGCGACAACGCGACCAGGCCATTGCGGCCCAGTTGGCCAAGCCGCGAGCGAGCGGGCCGAGCCTCACCCATTGCCAGGATTGCGAAAAGGAGATCCCGCCAGCACGCCAGGCGCTGGGTGGCATGACTCGTTGCGTGCCTTGCCAAACCCTGACTGAAAAGGGGCTTCGTTGATGAGCACCAATCAAGCTGCTCAGGACACCGCCATCGCGTTGGTGAAGGCGTCGCCCGCGATTGGCGTCGCCGCCACCGGTGCGACCGGTGCCGTTGACTGGTCCGCCGTGGCCTACATGCTGACCGCGTTTTACATGGTGCTGCAGATCCTGCTGCTGATCCCCAAGTACCGCCAGATGCTGCGGGACTGGAGGGTCAAGCCATGAGCCTGCGGGTCAAGATCACCGCCGGCGTGCTGCTGCTCTGCAGCGGCACGTTGACCGCCTTCCTGGGCACCTGGGAAGGGAACGGCCAGAACGTGGTGTATGCCGACAAGCTGGCCAGTGGTTTGCCCACGGTCTGCAAGGGCATCACCAAGCACACCAGCCCGGATCCAGTGGTGGTCGGTGAATATTGGTCCGATGCGCGCTGCGCCGAGGTGGAAGGCCTGGTCATCGCCAAGGGCCAGTTGAGCCTGGCCGACTGCCTGACCAACCAGGTGATCGGGCAGAACACGTTCGACGCCTTGAGCAGCCATGGCCACAACTTCGGCGTGCCGACGACGTGCGCGAGCCGTGCGGTGGGCCTGATCAATGCGGGCCGCATTGCCGAGGGCTGCAAAGCGCTGGCCTGGGCTTCCGACGGCACGACGCCGGTTTGGGCCTATGTGACCGGCGCCGATGGCCGTAAGACCTTCGTTCGTGGTCTGCACAACCGCCGGCTGGCCGAAATGAGGCTTTGCCTGCAATGACCATCATCCCGCTGCGCCTTGCCCTGTTCTTGCTGGTGGTCGGTCTGCTGACCTGGTGCGCTTTCGAGTACCAGGGCAACCAGCTCGTCGCTGCCCGCGCTGATCTGGCCGACGCCAATGCAGATCTGCACACCGAGCGAGAGGCGGCGCGCCTGGCCGGCGAACAGCTCGCAGCGCGGGACCAGCTCGACACCCACCACACCGAGGAACTGAATCGTGCCCGCGCTCAAATCAACACTCTGCAGCTTGCTGTTGCTGATGGCAGTTACCGGCTGCGCATCAAAGCTTTCTGCCCCGCAATGCCCGGTGCTCCCGGCACCGCCGGCCTGGCTGATGCAGGCCGCGCCGAACTCGCAGCAGACGCTCGATCGGATTATTTCACCCTCAGAGACGAGCTTGCCCTCAGCCGGCAAATGATCCTCGGCCTGCAGGACTACATCCGCCAGGTCGTGCAACGCACGCCGGCACAACCCTGACCCTTCACAACTCAACCTTAAGGAAACACTGACATGAGCGAAGTAAATCGCAGCATCACTTTGGAACGTGGCGACAAGGAATTCACCTTCAACCTGACACCGCAGGTGATCACCAAGTACTTCAACGCCACGACCCAGGCCAACAAGGTCGCGCCGGCCCACAACCTGCTGATGGGCACCGTCAAGGACGAAGACAAGGCCGCACTGAAGGCGCTGCTGGAAAACCCGATCACCACCATGACCCTGGCCGGTGCGTTGCTTGAAGAGTATTCGCCGGACGTTGAAGTGATCGTAAAAAAGCCCTCGAACATGCCGAAGGCCTGACCCAGGACGGGCTGGGCCAGCTGCTGGCCTTGGCCCAACGCTGGCTGCCTGGCGCTGAACCCACGATCGAAAGCATGGGCACCGCCAAGTGGCTTGAAGACGAACACTGGAGACGCATGGAAATTGCCGTCGCCAACGGCATTTCCACTGCCTTTAACGGATAACCCTGATGGCTGACCGTTCCGCCCGCCTGGCTTTCATCCTGAAACTGACCGACAAGGTCAGCGCCCCGTTGGGCAAGGTGAAAACCAGCTTTAGCGACCTTGCCGCCAAGAGCCAGCAGAACATCATTCAGATGGGTGCAGGCCTGGCCGGCCTGGTGGGGGCGGGCAAGGCCATCACCGAATCACTGGAACCGGCGCTGGAAGTGAACCGGGCGCTGGGTGACATGCGCGCCTTGGGCACCACTGAAGACGCGCTGGCGTCGCTGAACCGGACTGCCCTCGAATTCTCGATCACCTACGCCACCAGCGCTGCCGAGTTCGTGGCGTCGTCACGCGTCATCGATGGCGCGATCAAGGGCCTGGTAGGCGGCCAGCTGGCCACCATCACCAGTGCCAGCAACCTGTTGGCCAAGGTCACCAAATCCGACGCCGAAACGACCGGCGCTTACCTGGGCACCATGTACAACCTGTTCAAGTCCCAGGCAGACAAGATGGGCCGGGTGGAGTGGGCGCAGCAGTTGACCGGCCAGACCGCGCTGGCGGTGAAGCTGTTCCGCACCGATGGTGCCCAGTTGAAAGACGCCTTCAAGGAAGTCGGGGCGATCGCGACCCAGGCCGGTGTCAGCTTTGCCGAACAAATGGCGGTGGTCGGTACGCTGTCCAGCACCATGGAAGGCGGCGACGCTGGCGGGCGCTACAAGGCTTTTTTTGAAAACCTCAGCGCGGCTGCCGAGAAAACCGGCCTGAGCTTCACGGACGCCTCCGGCAATGCACTGCCCATGCTGCAGATCATGGACAAGCTGCAGGGCAAGTACGGCGACCTGACCAGTGCTGCTGCCGGCGCCAAGCTGATGGAAGTGTTCGGCGGTGAAGGTGCCCAGGTGATCGGCGCGCTAGCCAAGGACACCGATCGGCTGCGCAACGGAATTGCCGAACTGGGCAAGGTCCGGGGCCTGGAGAACGCCGAGAAGATGGCCAAGGCCATGGTCGACCCCTGGCAGCAATTCGGCAAAGCCGTCGAAGCGCTGCGCATCGCCTTCGGCCAGTCCCTGATTCCGACACTGACCCCGCTGATGGAACGCCTGGTGGGTATTGCCAAGACCTTGACCCGCTGGACGCAGCTGTTCCCGAACATCACCCGGCTTATCGGTATCACCACGCTGGTGGTCTTTGGCTTCATCGCCGCGATGTCGTTGCTGACCCTGGTAGTCGGTGTCAGCAAAATGGTCTGGCTGGGCATGCTCACCGTATGGAAGCTGCTCACCTGGCAGGGCTTCAAATCGATCGCCATGTTCCTGTTCCACACGGTCATGGTCGCGGCTTTCGTGGTCGGCCTGATCGGTCTGTACACCTGGATGGCGATCGTGCGCGTCGGCATGCTGCTGTGGCAGGGCGCAATCTGGCTGGTCAACGCCGCCATGCTGGCCAACCCGGTGCTGCTGATCGTGGCCGGCATTGTCCTGCTGGCCGCTGCCGTGGTCGCTGCGGTCGTTTACTGGGACGAGCTTTGCGCCGCACTGATGAACACCACCGCGTTCCAGTGGATAAGCGATCAGATGGCCAAATTGTCCGGCTGGTTCGACTCGATGGGCGGTTGGTCAGGCATCGCCAAAACGGCCTGGGACAGCATCCTGTCTACGGTCAAGGGCGCAATCAATGGCCTGATCGAGATGGCCAACAAGATCCCCGGCATCAACATAGAAACCACGTTTGGTGATCTGCCCGAGCCGCCGAAGGTTCCAGATCTGCCCGGTCAGGTGGGCGCACCTGTACAGGGTCCACAACTGCCGGCAGCGGTCGCTCGATCTGCGCCGGCCCAGGGTGCTGCAGCGAGAGTCCAGGTGAAACCTGCACCGCCTATCAGCCTGCCGCAACCCAACGTGCTGCCCTTCAAACCGCTGCAGTTGCCTGCTCCGCAGATCAGCCAGGCCGACCCGATCATGCTGCCGACGGCGTCGGCTGACCTGGCGTTTTCGATGCCGGCCAAAACGGCACTGCCAGAGCGCGTCGAGAAGGTCATCGAGCTGCCCGCCAAATCGGACAAGGGTATTGAGGCCCGCAAGGCGATCAACGCCAATACGTCGATCAGTCCCACCAAACCGCAGGCCGTCCCGAAAGGAGGACTGATGCAAAGCTTCCAGAACCAGAGCAACGCCATGAACCCCAACCAGCGCCCCGGCACCCACGTCGAGACACTGAATATCAATACCTCCAAACCGATGACACCGCTGGAGCTGGAAAACATGATGGCCATGGCGGTGGGCGGCTGATGAGTGAATACGTCGACCTGCTGATCATGAACAACGACTTGGTACTCGACCCGGCTCGCCAGCCCCTGCTGGTGGATGACCGCGCCTCGATCGCTCAGGACATCGCGCATCTGATCCGCGAAAGTGGCCTGCTGATCACCTTGGTGGCCGAGCGCGACCGGTTGCGTCAGCGTGACTGCATTCAGCAGATGGAGCTTCTCGTCGAGGATGACGACCGCCTGGTACCAGGCACTGCTCAGATCGAGCAGACCCACCCGGGTGTGTACCTGGTCACCGCCACGACCGTGAAGTTCGGCCAGGTGGAGATCACCCTATGACCGTCGACTTCAAAAAGGCGCTGGGTGACTCCGGCATTCCGACTACCGAGGCGCAGCTCAAACAGGCATGGGAGAAGCTGGCCGTCGAGCAGGGCAGCACGCTGACCAACACCAGCGCGTACAGTCCGTTCTGGCGGATCATCACGGCGCTGGTCACCAAGCCGGTACTGTGGCTGCTGGAGTTCGTCAGTGGCACGGTGCTGCCGAATTTCTTCGTCAAGACTGCCGGTGCGCAATGGCTGGACATGCTGGCGTGGGCGGTGAACATCGAGCGCAAGGCCGCGACGGTGGCCGTTGGTGAATTGCTATTTACCCGCGCCAATACCGGTGGCGAGCTGGAAGTGCCGATCGGCACTGTCGTCCAGTCGCCGACCCTCAACGGTCATATCTACCAGTTGGTAACCACCGAGCCGCGCAGCTTTGAAGAGGGCCAGAGCCAGTTGGTGGTGCCGGTCAAGGCCGTGGGAGCCGGCAGCGGCTACAACCTGGCACCGGGTTACTACGCGGTGCTGCCTCAGTCGGTCCCGGGCGTTGTCCAGGTGGTAAACAACACCGACTGGCTGCAGACGCCTGGCGCGGATTCCGAGCATGACGACCAGTTGCGTCTACGCGTGCGCAACCAGTTTTCGGCGGTCAACCAATGGCACACCGACGCGGTGTACCGGGCAATTATCACCGGGTTTCCTGGGGTTGCCGCTGACGGCGTGTACTTCGAACACGGCGCGCCGCGTGGACCAGGCAGTGCCAATGCCTTCGTGCTGTTCGACGCCGGCGTGCCCGCCGATACCTTCCTTGAGCAGATCAACACGCATATCCGCGACGGCGGCAACCATGGCCACGGCGACGATCTGCTGGCCATGGCCATGCCTGAAACTCTGCACGCGATCAGCGTCAAGGTCTGGCCGGTGGCGAACCTGACAGCGCTGCAGCTGCAGACGCTGCAGGCTGAGGTCGGGCTGTTCATCCGCGCTGCGTTCCGCGAAAGCACCCAGAGTGACTACGCGCCGACTCGGACATTTCCCCAGTCACGTTTCAGTTTCAGCCGCCTGACCGAAGAGCTGCACGTCCAGTTTCCGGATATCAGTTCGTTGCGGTTCGCCAACAGCGACATCGTCTCGGCCTTGGACATCCCGCGCATCAGCACCCTGGCGGTGGTCCTGCAATGATCAAGCTCAAGCTGCCGTTCTGGCTCGAAGGGCTGGAGCTGACCAAGCTGGTCGCCACCGCCCAGCTCTGGTGGGAACAGGCCACCGAGTGGCTGCGCTGGCCGTACCTGCAGTTCGACGCGGACACGTGCCACCTGTCCATTTTGGAGCTGTGGGCTTGGCAGCGCGACGTCACGCGGTTTCCCTCCGAACCTGAAAGCCTGTTCCGGCTGCGGGTCAAGTACGCCTTTATCAACTCGGTGGACGCCGGCAGCACTGCTGGTTTGAAACGCATCCTGGAGCGCTTAGGCGTCGGCTACGTCGAGATCCAGGAGCGCATGCCCGAACGCGACTGGGACGTCGTGTTGCTCACCCTGAGCGATTCCCAACTGTCCGAGAACCCCGACCTGTTGCGTGTGCTGATCCGTCAGTACGGACGCACCTGCCGCCGGTATGACTTCGTAACCATCACCCCGGTGCGGCTTGCTGTTGCCCTGGTGGATTTCAATGACGATCAGCAAACGCTGGTCGCCAGCCTTTAGGAGCCCTCATGGCTGCAAGTATCACCCTCGCCGGCGAGAAACTGATCGCCCAGAAACAAGCGGCCAACCTGCCGCTGACCGTCGCCCGCTTCGTGCTGGCCAACGTGCCCGGTCTCAATGTGAGCGGCCCGGTCAATCGCGCTGGCGTGAAGCCGCCAGCGGCCCAGATCGTCTACACCACAAACATCACCCAGCAGGGCTATGTTAACCCTAACCAGGTGGTGTACAGCCTCCTGATGGGCACCGATATCGGTGACTTCGACTGGAATTGGATCGGCCTGGAGACCAGCGACGACGTGCTGCTGTCGGTCGCCTACGTGCCGTTGCAACAGAAGCGCAAGAACGTCCTGCCTGACCAGATCGGCAACAACGTGACGCGCAACTTCCTGGTGGTGTTCGACGGTGCCCAGCAGCTGACCGGCATCAAGATCGATGCAAGCACCTGGCAGCACGACTTCACTGTACGCCTCAAAGGCATCGACGAACGCGAGCGGCTGAGCAATCGCGATGTGTTTGGCCGTGCCTGCTTCTTTGATAGCGGTTTGAAGCTGGAGAAAGTCGGTAGCACCTACCAGCTCAAGGCGGGGGTGGCTTATGTCGAAGGAATTCGTCTGGAGTCGACAGCCGTCCTGCCGGTCGTCGTGCCGTCGGTGCCCAACAAGGCCTGGCTGGATGTGTCTCTGCAGCGCGATCACAGCGACGTGGTGGGCACGTTCCAAGTGGTGTTTGGCATGGACAAGGTGGATTACAACGACGATGCCGGCGCACGGCATTACTTGGTGCCGTTGGCCGACTTGCCCACCTCATCGTTGATTACCGATCTGCGCAGCGTCGAGCCGATCATCACTGAACTGATCAAACATCTGGCCTCCCGGGTTGGCGACTATCCCAATCTGCGCGCCCGGGCCACCACTAAAGATGACGTGAAGCTGGACCAGATTCCCAACGCGATAAGCAGTGATCCAACCAGCAACAGTGATCAAGTGTTGGCCACCACCAAAATGGTCGTAGCTGTGCGCCAACTGCTCGAGGCCCTGGTCGACACCAAGCTCAACAAAAACGGTGGGAATGTCACGGGTACGATCAACACTACGCAGTCCATCGTGCTCAATAACGGTAGCAATGACTCGCCAGAGGTGCGCTGGGCGACGACGTTACGTACCGTCTTTGCTGATGTGTATAACCATACGTTCCGAATCTTTTCGACAGGCGTATCGGATCCGCTGAACCTGGATCTGGCCAACCAGCGTGCTTATCTGTTTGGCCGCGAGCCGTGGGACACCGGTAACTTCAATCCGGCCCTTAAAGCTGATCTGGCGGGGGCAGCATTTACCGGCCCGGTCAGAGTGCCTTCGCTACCGGCCACGACCAAGGACCAGCAGGCCGCGAACACTGCCTTTGTGCATTCGGTGGTCGCCGCCCTGGTGGACTCGTCGCCGGCGGCGCTCGACACCCTCAAGGAGCTGGCGACGGCTCTGGGCAACGATCCCAACTTTGCCACCAGCATGACCAATGCCCTGGCGGGGAAACTGTCGACCAGCGGCGGCACGGTGGCCGGCCAACTGTACAGCCGCAAAGCAAATGCTCAACTCGGCGTTTGGGGATCTGCGGGTCTGGTTCTCGATTCGGATTTGCACCCAGCCATTACCTTTCATGCCTCTTCGCGTGGTGTGGCGCGGATGCTGGGGCTCCAAACTGACAATGAGCTGTATCTGGGCGGATCCGACCCTGGCCAGCCGCAGTACAAGCTGTACCACTCGGGCAACTTCAATCCTGCCGGCAAAGCCAACGTCGCCACCACCCTTGGTGGCTATGGCATCACCGACGCCTATACCGCCAGCCAGTCAGATGGGCGTTTTGTGCGGCTCGCGGGTGAAAACGGCTACACCGCATTCAGCCTCGGTCAGGTTCCTTCGCTGGCAGCGGCGGGTGCTCACAACCAAGCCCACGCCCCTCTGGCGATTGTGAACGGCAATAACCCGGCCGCTGCAGCAGTGATTACATTTCATCGGGGCGGGTCCTACGGCACGTTCTTTGGTCTGGACACGGACAACCAGTTTGCTTTCGGTGGCTGGTCAGCGGGTAACGCTCGGTACCGTTTTTGGACCGAAGCCAACCGGCCGAAAAACACTGCCTCGGTTGAGGTCAACGGCTGGCACAAAGACGCTGACACCGGTCGCATCGAGCAGTGGGGGCGAGTCACGCTGGTATCGCCGAATGCCGTCGGGGCGGTGGCGGAAGCGGGGATTTATTTTCCGATGTCGTTCCCGGCCGCGTTCCACTCTGTGACGTTCGGCATTGAGGCGGTCGGAGAGACCACTGAAATTGCCGAGAACCTGGTGGGGTTTCATAGCCCTGGCTTGGGCGCCATGACCGTACGCGTTCAACGCGTTGCCGGCAGTAACCCAAGCAACACCCCCATCACCATCCACTACCGCGTAACGGGGAAATAAATGGAGTTCTTTTACGGTCGCCCGTCGGGCGGGTTTTACAGCAGCGCGAGCCACGGCCCCCGAACCATCACCATCGATGACCCAACCTTCAAACGACCGAAGATCCTGGTCCCGGATCCCGCATACATCGCGGGCGACCACAGCCAGGAGGAGTCCGTGCCGATGATCGAGATCGATGACCTCGGCGTCCCGGTGCCGCAGATTACCGTCGACAATCCGGAATGCCTGCTGCCCCCGGCGAGCGATCTGATCGAGATCAGCATAGAGCACTACCAATCCTTACTGGAGGCACAGAGCAACGGCATGCGTATCGGCCTGGATGACAGTGGTCGACCTGCTGCTATTGCGCCGTTTGGTCCCAGCATCGAGACGCTGCGCGAGAATGATCGTTGCTGGCGGGACTATCAGCTCAAACAGACCGATGGGATGGTCAACCGTCACCGTGACGAGCTCGAAGCGGGGCAGGCAACGACGTTGTCGGTGGAACACTACAGGGCGCTGCAGGCCTATCGTGGCGCGCTGCGTGATTGGCCGGAGCATTCGTCGTTCCCTGACATTCCAGCCCGCCCATCAGCCCCGACCTGGTTGGTGCTGCCATGAGTTGGACCAACATCAAGTTTCGCTGGCCGGCACAAGCCACTCAATGGATGGACCAGATGGCCGGCGCTCGCAATCTCATCCAGGGCGAAATGCTCAGCACTGGGGAACGAGTCTCCAAGCTAGCCGACATCGCGACCACCAGCCCGGGGCCGATCGGCGGCGCCGCACAAGCGGCGATCAGCGCCGGCCGTACCGCCTTGGCGGCCCAGTTCGATAATGTCCCGTCGTGTATCGTCGTGACGCCATTCCAGCACGGGGTTGGCCAGGGCAGCGGCGGCCACCAGCGCTTTTTGTCCGCGCCGAACCTGCTGCAACTATTGGCTGACAAGCTGACGGACACCACTGACGCTGTCCGCCCTCAAGGTCAGCAAAGCGCCTTGGTGCTGATCTTCCTCGCCACGCGCCTGGACCAGCTTGCGGCGACGTTGGGTCGGTTCAACGTGGTGTTGCCTATGCCTGACCTGGTGCGCGCCGAACGTCGGGCCGAACACCTGGCTAAGCTGGAGGTGGAAAAGTGGGTCATGCCGATCGCCGGGCAAATGCCGCTCTGGAGCCAGTTGCCGCTGCATCGGTGCCCGATCACCAAGCTGGCCAGCCAGTCCATGGCCGGCCAACTGGCTGTACTTGAGGGCTATGCTGCTGACAGCTCGCCCATGGCGGACCTCGCAGATCTGCAGGCCCGAAAGAAGGCGCAGGCCCAGGAGCGCGATCAGCAGCTGGCCGACCTGAAAGCCCAGTTCACCAACAGTGCCGACGACGTGTCGATCCAGTCCAGGATGCTGGGACCGGGTGACCTGGGCCAGCTACGCGGCGAGCTGCTCGAAGGCGAAGCGCCGGGTCATGAATGGCCGTTGTGTGCCGGCGCACTGCTGGTCGGATCGGCAGAAAGCTTGAGTTTTGTCCAGGAACTGGTGGGCCTATGACGCTGCTACTCAATGGCGAGCAGATCGTCGGCCACCGCATGAAGCTGACGGCCAACCTCAAGATCGAGGCCGACGAGCTGGGCGGCCAGACATCGGCAACCGACAAATCGCACAAGGGATTCAAACCCAAGACGCTGACCGTCGCGCTGACAATCCCCTACAAGGCCCTAGAGGACCTGCGCACTATCATGCGCCTGGCCGAGGCGACTGCAGGCGGTGGCCAGCTCCAGACCTACCGCATCGTGAACGACACGGCCAAGGCCTTTGGCATCCGGCAGGTGACGTTCTCTGACGGTGTCAGCGCCCGCGAGGACGACACACTGGCCCAATGGATCGTCCAGTTCACCCTGAGCGAGAAGCTATCCAACCCGGAGAAGGTCGAGAACCGGCGCGCCGGCAACGGCGTCACGTCGCAGTCAGCACCAGGTGATGGTGTTACAAACAGCGGATCGGGCACGCCCGAAGAGCTGACAGGCTTTGAAGCGGTGCTCAAGAAGGTGGACACCTATCTGGGCGGCACGCCATGAGTATGAAGCTGCACAAGGTGCTGACGATCGGCGGCGTGACTATGCCGCTTATCAACGACGATGTTCGTCTGGACCTCAAGAGTCCGGGCCGTGCCACGTTCACGATCAAGGCCGGCGTTACCGTCAAAGGTTTGGTCACGTTCGATATCGGCTACAACGAAGCGGTCCTGCAGCGTCATTTCATTGGCTACGTCGAACGCTGCACCGCCACCAACGGGATCGAGCAGGTGGTGCTGTGTCGTGAGTTAGCCGCGGTGCTGGCCAACCCGTTGCCCATGAACCTGCGCCACGTGGATCTGCGCGCTGTGCTGGCTGACATCGATAGCAAGACCGGCCTGCGTTTCCGGGTTCCGGATCAGGCCTACACACGCGTTAAGACGCCGTTTTTCTACAACCTGGCCGCTGGGTACCAGGCTCTGGACAGCATGGCGCGGGTGTTTGGCATCAAGGACTTTATCTGGCAGCAACAGGGCGACGGCGAGATATACGTCGGTGCCTGGGCTGACAGTTTCTTCGGCGCTCGGTCGCCGTTGCAGTTGCCGGTTAACCTTTTCGACGGGTACCAGGGCAGCCAGAGCGCGATGATCGCGGCTTTACCAGGCCTGCGACCAGGCGTATCAATCAATCAGGGCGAGCGGATCACGAACGTGACGCTAGCCGGCACACAGATGGCTATCAAATGGACGACGCAATCAAGCGCAGCGTAGAGCGGCAATTCCCTGAACTCACCGGCGGCTATCACTTGCCGCGCTTCGCCAAGGTCGTAGCCGTGGCAGATGCGCCGGCCAGCGCCGGGCTGTGTGACGACTTCCGACCGCGCTTCTCGGTCGACCTGCAGGTGATGGGGCCAGATGGCGAGATCGACACGACGTTGCCGGTATTGGCCGGTGTGCCGCTGCCCATGCCGGTGGGTGGCGATGAGATGGGATTCTTTGCCTTTCCGGAGGAGGGTACCAGCGTGGTGGTGTGCTTCGCCTATGGCCTACCGCACAAACCCTACATCCAGACCATCCTCCCGCACGGCCTGACATTACCGAAGGTGCCCAAGGGCGACCAGGTGTGGCAGCACAGTGACGCCGTGCAACAGCGCGTCGACGCGGACGGCAACTGGCTGCGCAAGACCGACGGCAAGATTCAGGACCAGGCGACCGAGCGCGAGGTCGACGCGATGACTAATGCCGAGCGCTTCCAGAGCCACACCAGGACAGTGGATGACCATTCGACCGAGTCAGTGGGTGGCGTGAAGAAGATCGAGGCTCTGGGAGCGCTCAAGCTGCTGTCAGGCGGATCAGCGAGCTTGGCGGCAGTGGACGACCTGCACCAGGCGACCGGGCGCGATCTGAATCTGGTGATCGGCCAAAAGCACAACGCCACGGTGGGTGGCGACATGCACGAACGGATTGAAGGGTTGCGTCAGAGCATCGCAAAGGAAAGCCAGCGTCTTCAGGCTCCGAAAAGCTGGGTCGGGTCCGGAGCAGTGAACATCTTTCAGGTCGTGTGTGACCTGCTCGATCTGGTTCAGGACATGAACACTCAGCTCGCTGCCCACACCCATGGCCCGACGCCGGTGCCTGCCAACGCAGCTGCGTTCACGGCGGACGCAGCTAAAGCAGCGACATTATCCACCAAACTCAAACTAGTGACGCTTTTATAGGTCGGCATCTCATATAGATTCAAGCGACAGACTCCAGGTCAAAGGCTTCTCTCACAAGACTTAGAACATACTTTGACATGATAGGGGAGACACTGTTTCCGATCATTCTGAATGAATGCCATATAGTTGGATGGAAAATAAACCAATCAGGGAAGCCTTGTAGCCTTGCTGCTTCTCTTACAGTTATTACTCTCGGGGATTGAGGGTGGATTGGCCTCATGGCTTGAAATCCACCTTTGTCGCTTCCTGTCCCTGCTCTTAAAGTGGGGCAGTGGCCCTCCCATGAAAGTCTAGGGAATCTACTTACTTCTTCAATAGTGCCCGGAATCGTATCTGCAAACCGTGTAATTACCGCTTCAGTATGTTTTGTCCTCATTACCCCAGAGATCATAGATTTTTTTAACATATCAACAGAAAATTTAGCGCCAATTTGAGGCGACGTTTTCTGCAGTTCTCGCGCATATTTACTTGCTTTAGAGTTTTTGTCATAGGTCCACCAGTCATAACCATTAAATACGGTGGCTGGGGGAGTATCCGGGGAAGGTAGGTCAAGTATAGCCTCAGCAACCGTGATGGGACGGATTGACGGGGATGTTAGACGGTCTTTGATCATTGGCATGTCAAAATCTATATGGCAGCCTATGACAAAAACTCTCTTCCTTGATGTGGCTGCGCCGCAATTTAATGCGTTGATCTTTATTGGGCCGATCAAGTTATAGCAACCACTTACTAGCTCCATGGCTTCATCTAAAATGAACTTGTTGCGTGTGTCCAGTATTCCTTCTACGTTTTCCATTACGAAGAGTTTAGGTCGAAGCATCAAGACTTGGCGAAAGAAGTGACCGATCAGGCTGTTTCGAGGATCTTCTGGTTTACGCAACCCAATGCGACTGAATCCTTGGCAGGGTGGACCTCCTATTACAAGATCTGGCCTATCCGTTCCTATCATCGATGTCCAAAAGTCCGCGTCCAGTTTGGAGATGTCCGCTAGACATACTTTGGATTTTGGGAAATTCAACTTGTACGAGTACTGTAGGTCAGAATCAATGTCGACAGAGGCAATATTCCTAAAGCCGGCTAGCTCGGCCCCAAGGCCAAAACCCCCGCACCCACTAAACAAATCCACGAAGGTTGGCCTGTTCAAACTACTCACCTACAGTCTCAAAAAGATTGGCATTGTACGGCAAATCTTTTAGAAAATGAAGTTTCTTCACAATACCACCTCACTGTATGAGGGGTAGAGTTTGTAGAATTTCGCGTAATCGTCAAGCTGGGTTTGAGCTAATTTGAAGCCGAGCTTTCTAAGTATTTCATCTTCATTAAGTTGGTGTGCGGACGGTAGTAGCGCGTCTAACGAGATTCTCTCCCTATATGTTAGAGGTGGGACCTGTATAGGGTATAGAGTCGGGCCTATGTATTCAGAGCTGAGATAGCACTTGTTAGTTGTAAGGCTTTCTTCGTTGTTTTCGTCAACAAACATGCCTCCTACAGTGATCATAGGGGCATTGTCTTTGTAGTAATAATTTAAAAATGAAACAAATTTTCCCCCGCGGCCTGATCTGCGGTGTGCTCGTACAATATGCCTAGTAAGGCATGTGGCTAAAACATTATGATAGTTCTTTAAGTTGATGTGCTGGAACTCTTGCTCGCTCGGAGCCGCGTCTCCAAGGATTTGCGCAAGTCCTTGGTGCCTAGTGAGCTTTTCGCCTTCTGCGTTTTGGGCGGGAATCCTTCCCATATGAGCATTCACTGTCACCATAAGGATGGAGCCTGATGTTATTTTTGAAGATACTTCCGCACTGTCGTCAAAAACTGCTGAATTTTCTGGTCCGCAGTCATAATCAAGCCAAACTATCGCTGGTTTTGTCCAGTCGATTGTTGCTATGCCTTCTGCTACTGGTCCAGGAAAAATTCTGATATTACTATAGGGTCTATTAAATATCGCCCTTGGAGAATGCTCCTCTAATTCAAAAGATACTAGTTCTTCAATTCCTAGGTTTTTATGAGCTAGAATGAAATCTACAAACCACATAGAGCCCATGCCAAGGTATTGGTATCTAGTGAAGTCAAAGTTGCTGGATAAGCCCATAAGAGTTTCAAATATTATTTTTCTTTCCACGCACTTATTTGGTCTGAGTGAATAGTTTATTGCTTCAAAAGAGGCCATTATTCGCCAACCTCATTTTCGAAGTAGTACTCAAAGGTCTTTTGTCCTATTTGTTTGTAGCTCATTTGACTGTTGCCAAGCGATATCGCTACTTTGTTTAACAAAGTCACTGGCTGCTGATAGGAAACTGTACCCATTCTGATTTTTGGCGCGGGTTCAAACGCTGGCAATTTCATGAGGGTGGGCGACGACGGTAACGCTTTGAATTCGGTGATTGGCTTTATTGCTGCGCTTGACTCGGCCTCTTTAGCTTTTTCTAAGTTGGCTTTTCGCGATTGTGTATAGTCGACATATTTGCGTGTGGCATCGCGCATTAATGTAGTAGCACGTCTAAAAACTGGCAGTGTTTCGTCAATTTGCCTCTTGGTAGTTGTCCAAGGAAGCTCTCCTGGATTTTCGGAGGAAAAGAATATTAAACCTACAAAACCATTGTATTGAGGGTGCCAATTTGGAAATTCATCGCCCCAAATTGTCTTTTCAGTCTTGTCACCAGCCAGCACAACTCTGTCATTGCAGATTACATACCATCCCCAGCTTTCTGTATCCTTACCTAAAGAAATCGGGTCTCCAGCGTCTTCTGGCGGAGTACCAGCCACGCCTGAGATAATTCGTACGTGGACGCCTGTTTCATCGTCTGTGTACTCATGTACATAAGGAGAGATGCCTTCTCCATCACGAACACCGTATACATGCTGTTTAACGGGTATGCCGTTAATTTTTATTTCGAATCCATTCTGTAAAAAAAAAGAATAATATTTTCCGACATCCTTTCGAAGGTTATTTACAAATATTTGATCCTCAAATTCTGAGGCCGTCGCTTTTCTTAACTCGTTTACAGTTATTTCTGTGCCTATCAAATTGCTCGGTTCAATTTGATTCAATTCAAATTCCCAAGCTGGAGTTGCAGCCCAAGCCGCAACATCGATATCTACCTCAAATGCCTCTTCTGGAACGGTCTCGGTAGCGCTCCTTATAATTATTTTTTTTCCTATTTTGAAAATCGCTCTTTTCATGCCTATACCATATAGGCCAATTGAGTTTTCGGCATCTTTCGGTGCGTCTGAGCGACGTCCAAAATGAAAAGCATATTCGGTTGCATCTTCAAGCGACATTCCGCCACAGTTGTCTTTTATGGAGAACTCTTCAGGAGTTAATAGTATTTCTGCATAATAGCCGGCTAAGGTATTTAAATCCTTTTTTTGGGCATCTCTAGATGCGCCATCGATACTATTATCTAAAAGGTCGAAAATACATTCGTCGAGTCCAATATCTCTAGTAATCATATCGATAAAAAAATCTTTGGTAGGATCTGCTTTAGCCGTCCACTGTGCCATCGGTAACTCCTTACGTCTAAATTTTGTTGAATTGATCGTATTCAAGACCAAAACAGTACCTGAACTCACGATGATTGCATATTGCCAGAGTGAAAGCTGTGTTTTCTAGCCTCATAAACAAGAAATACAGAGTAATGAATGATGGCTGGAGCACGTGCAAAAGTTCTCTACAAGAAAAAAGCTAAATAAAACGCACTTATCCCCCTCCCGCCGACGGGCTCTGCGTCCGTTTTTTGTGCAAACCCAGATGCGATGAAAGCAATACTCCAGCCCAGGCCAGCCGTGGGGTTGCGCAGGGGAGCGGCAATTGCACGACGTGCAAGCTTGTGCAGAAAAATGTCAGCGCCTTGCACAGCGAGCGACAGAGCGTTGCAGAGGGGGGGCAAAGCTCGAAGGCCCGGCCCGCTTGGGTGAAAAATTTGAAAACCGAGGAATGTGGTGGTTTTCCAAATCGACACCGGTCCCATCGCTGCGCACCAGGGCAGCGGTGGCCAGATCAGTTCCAGCCTCTACAACGTAAGCAGGTCGAGGGCTGTAGCCGCATTCAGGATCCTTTGGACATTGCACACGATTGCACGCGCTGGTGACGATCTAAAGGCCTTCATGCCTTGCATCAGGTTTTCGAAAAAGGGTGTTTTAAATGAGATTGAATCTCAGGTATGGGAGGGTGTTTTCAAAAAGAGCGATATTAGCTATATGACCCGTGAGCCTAGGCTGGAGGCCACGGTTTTACTGGGCTCTGCGTATTACATCGGAAGGTAATATGAAGCGATATGAAAGGTAATATTTTCCTGAAACCCCCGGATTCATTGGGTTTTAGGAAATGAAAATATAGCTTTAGTAAAAGGTAATAATATCGCTTTCGTATCGCTTAAATATTACCTTTTCTCGAAAACGCTGAAAGCTACGGTTTACAAGGGCTGCAGCCATTTTTCGCGAGTCATATTACTAATATTACCTTTTTTCTGACCCCCCTCGAATTTTGAGAGAGGCACCCCATACCGAGCAGTTGGCCAGCGTCTCACGCTACTGTTCATGAGCGTGTGTAGCTGCAGTCGGATCTCGACGTGGGAGCACGTAAGGCAGGCCCGATCGGTGGCCTTGTTACGTGGCTTATTACGTCTGGGGGAAAAAACAAGGGCCTGCATCGCTGCAAGCCCTTGATTTATATGGTGCCGGCACCAGGAGTCGAACCCGGGACCTACTGATTACAAGTCAGTTGCTCTACCAACTGAGCTATACCGGCGTAATGGGCTGCGAGTATATAGAGTCTGATGCGCTTGTAAAGCCTAGCTGTCTGATTCAGTTGAAAAAAATCGACCATTGGCGCTTCGGGTCGGATACGGGCGTGTGGTGGTGAAGGACGTTTCTGTTGGTTTTGGCGGAATGGTCTGTTTGGTGGGGCGGATCGGGGCCGTTTTGGGTGTTGATTTTGCTGCTGGCACGAACAGCTTGTGCAGATCGGAGCGCTGGTTTTTTAACCTGGTCGCGCAAACCGATGTGTCCAGCGTTGATGGCTATTTGGTGCATGAAAGAGCGCGGAGCGGGGCCAGGCATTTTGGGGCGGTTGCGGGAGCGGAGGGCTTTGCATAGGCTTGTTCTCAACGGCCCAGGCTACTGAGTCAGCAGCATGGGTCGTTAGCTTTTCAGCCAGGCAGATAAAGGACTATCTCATGAGTGGCGCGATGGATCGTAACCGGACTTGGGGTGTTGTATGCCGCGGACGGGTCATTCACTGAAGAGTTGTTGAAGGATATTTGCAGTTGCGTCTGGCCTTTCGGCTTTGCGCAGGGTGGGGCTGAGGATGGCTGTCTGAATCGCATGAATGTGCGTCTGGACGCTCACGAAAGCTTCATCGATGTTTCAAGAAATGCCCGGATCCTCTGGATTCGGGCATTTTCTTGTGGGCTGGTTCTGCTTGCGTGGCATTTGCACTGGAGATATGGGCTTTTTGGCCGATATAGCTGTATCAAAAATGGCAGTCAGCCATGGACAGCAAGTGCAATGCAGAGAACGCCTACGCATTACGAGCTGCTGAGTGTTGCTCGCGATGCCTCTCCTGAGCAGATCAAGAGGGCTTATCGCAAGCTGGCGCAGAAGCTGCACCCGGACAGGAATCCCGACCCGTACGCCTCGGACATGATGGGCGTCGTCAACGCGTCCCACGATGTGCTGGCGGACCCTTCACGGCGTGCGGCGTATGACGCGCAACTTGCCGCCGATGAGCACAAGGCGCGTATGGACGCGCTGCGTCGCAAGCAGGCGCGTGCGGCGGGTGGCCAGGCGGTTCATGCGTACGCCGCCACTTCTGCTGCAGCCACTGTGACGCCTTCTCGGGCGGCTCGGCCGGGCCCGACTGCCAAGGCTTCTTCTTCCGCTGCATCATTTTCCCATGGCAAGCGTCGCCGCAGCGCGTGGCGTTGGGCGCTGGTGTTTGTGGTGTTTTGTGCGGGCGGGGCATGGATGGGCTACGACCCGGATGCAGGCAAGGCCTATGTGCCAGCCGAGCCAGTGCCGGTTGCGCAGACGTGGGTCAAGCCAGCGCCCGCTACGCCGGTTGAGGAGCCTGCGGCCAGCCCTGCCAAGCCGGTGGATGCAGCGGCCTCCGAGTGTGAAGTGCCGGCGCTTGATCCGATGGGCGCGCCGTGGCCGGACAAGCCGGGCTATGTGAAGGACATGCCGGTGCTCAAGGACAACGGCTGGTCGCAGATCACTGTGGATAATTCGGCTGGCGAGTCGGCGGTGTATGCCAAGGTCACGGATGCGGTGGGGCGCAGAGCGTTTCGGCATGCGTTCGTGCCAGCCGGAGCAGTGTTTACGTTTGCCAAGATGGACCCGGGGCTGTATCTGCTCAAGTACAAGATGATGAGTACGGGCTGCGCGTTTGCGTCGGGCCGGATCTTGCTGGAGGAAACGCCGATGGGCAGTCAGATCAAGTCCAGCGCTTACAAGCTGACGCTGCGCAAGCTGCAGAATCGTAGTGTGCCGTTTGCGCGGTTGAAGGAGGATCAGTTTTAGCGGTTGAGCCGTGACGTGTATGCGGCGTCGCCTGTTCAGTCTTCGCGGACAAGCGAAGCGTCGCCCGGTCCGCTCCCAACGGGTTCTGCACACGTGTGTTGAGATCATGTTTTGCAAAGCTTTCAGGCCGGTTTTTGCAGGCTTGATCTCTTTCTTTTGAAGGACATTTCCGAGAGAATCCCTGGCCGCTTGCGCCCCTCGATATGTGCTTCTACTCTCCGCCCGTCGCTGCACATCAGCGATCGGGTTTAGTAGCCCGTAGTGAGTTAAGGCGTAACACAGCCGCGCTTCATCAGGCGTTGTCCCGATGCTATGGCGACTGTGCGCTTGGCACCTTCGGGTGCGCCGGTTCTTAGCTCACCGGTCTACTAACTCGCGTACAGTTGCCGCCCTTCGTTTAGTAGCGAAAAGGCAGCGACTTCATAGAAGGAGCTAAGCATGGTCAAAATTACCCCCGATCCCCCCAAAAAACAGTCCGGCACCGCGCCGGTCTTCGATAATGCCGTCGTCAAGCGTGCCATGGCGTATTACCTGCCAATCTCGCGACCCGCCAAGGAAGCCCAGGACAGCAAGTTCGATTTCATCAGCCTGGAAGCGACATTGGTACATGCACTGGATTTCCTGCGGTGTGCATCGGCCACCGCGCACGAACTGGGCAATGAACTGACCGGTTCGCAACGTGATCTGCTGTTCGCCTCCATGCACATGGTGGAAATGGCGAGCGTCATGGTCGAGCGTTCGCTGGAGTGTGTCGAAGAGGTGTGA